GCCGTTCCGGTAGCATCCTGCATCTTTGCAGCAAACTCAGCAGCCGCTTCCGGTGTTTTTTTCAGTTGTACCGCAAGATAAGCTGTCGCTTTACCCACACCACCAAGAATGTTTTCTGCCGGGATCCCCTGACGCACCAGCATCTGCATCATGTTCTGGAAATCAGCCGTTGTACCGGGTAGCTGGTTACCCAGGCCAATAGCCAGTTTATTGATGTCCTGAAAGCTCTTTCCAACCTCGCCATTCGCATCCATCATGGCGACTTTCAGCCCGGTGGCGGCGTTTTCCTGATCGGCATAAGATTTCAGGGAAAGCGTCAGACCCGCTGCCAGTCCGCCACCAAGCGCCAGCCCACCCTGTGACGCTTCTTCCGCCTGGCGTTTAAATCCCCGGATTTTCTTTTGCATTTTCGACAGCGCGGGAGAAAGCCTGTCGACACCGGTGATCAACGCCTTAAGCTCAAATTCAGCCATGTGTGCGTTTCTCCTGCTCTATCCTGTTTGCCTGACTGACCAGCAAGGGAATTTCACTGATCGGCATATTCAGCAATTCGAAGGGATTAATGCGCCAGTAGCTGGCGCAGTCAAAGAAGCGATCAGTGAGGTATTCAGCCGTCAGGCCTGGAGGAAAAAACCAGCCACAAGCCACGCCGCTGCATTCAGGTCTGCCGGAGACATCTGGTCGACAGAGCTTTGCGGCACTTTCGCCAGCCGCACAATGTATTTCGACACCACATGCGCCAGAAGTTTGACTGACTCATCCTGATTCATCTGGTAGGGATACCCCAGCTCGCGGACATCCTTCCCGGTGGGCTCATCAAACTCCAGTACGGAGAGTGTCTCACCATGAGCGATAATCGGTTTCTTTAACTCAAGCTCTTTCATTACTGGTAATCCCCTTCTTCACCGTGGAACTCAAGATCAACCGTGCCTTCTTCGGCATTATGGTTCGCTTCGCCGTGCAGCCAGGCGGACGACAATACATAGACCTGACCGTTCGCCAGCTCGGCAGTGATGGTCATCTCATCAGACGAGGTGATTTTGCTCACCGGAAAATTCTTCGGCACCTTGAAGGTCCCTTTGACATAAGGCGCACGGTGAGTTTCCTTGCGGTCCACTGAACCGTCCAGGCCGATGATGTCATCATTGACCGTCCTGTTCATGGGCACCTCAATGCCGCCGGTCAGCGATAGCTGTTGACCGTCAATTTTGAAATAACAGGTTCCCCCGATACGGGCCATTATGCAGACTCCTCTGAATACTGAAGACGGAACTGGTTAACCACGGCAAAAACACGCAACTGGTTAACATAGTCAGGCGGGAACAGCGTGTTCAGGCGGTTCGGATCGCTGGCATCACGCTCCACAACCAGGTACTGCTTAAACAGTTCGTAGTTTTCCACGATCCCCGCACGCTCAAGCTGACGGTAGGTTGCCAGCAGTTCCCCTTTGATCACCGCCGGGGTGACAATCGCCTGACCGGGACCAAAGCGGGTACCGTCGCTGGCAAGCTTGTGACGCCCGTACTTACTGGTAATGACGGATTTCAGTTTGCGCAGTACATACGCACTGGTATACAGCGTCTCGCTGTCGAGATAGCTGTTATCCGCAACCCCGTAAGCGTTTTTCCTGTACGTGGTGACATCACGCTGAATGCGCAGTACCCCGCTTTCGACATACGCCGTTGCCACGCCATGAGACAGCAGGGTCTGTTGTTCGGTCATCGTGAACCGTTTCCCCTTCGGCGCAGGCAGCATACCCACCAGCTCACCGGTCTGCGTGGGACGTGCCGGATCGTTGCGGATAAACACCGCTGCGCGGGCGGTACGGCTTGCCGCCAGCTCATCGGCAGGCGTCTGGGTGTCTTTTTCGTACCCCGCCAGGGTAATGTGCTGCTGGTTAAACTGGTCACCTGCGGTCACCAGTTCTGACAGCGTGCCGATCTTTGCCGTATACACATGACCATACAGCTGACGCGCATAGCTCCAGCGACCGCTGGTATCGTTCATCTCGGTCACCAGCGTGTTAACGGAGGCCGTGTCGTTGAACGGCAGGCCGATATAATCAAACGGCTCATCCGCCATTGCAGCCACCGCGCCGGTGAGAACCGGAGCACCCGTTCCGGCGGTACCCGTCGCCACGGCAATCTGTACGCCCGCTGGCAGCACTTCGCCCCCACCAAAGCCGTAGTAATTGAGGCTGACAGGAATTTCATTCCCGCAAAGCCCCTTATGACGCGCGGTCAGTGTGACCACGCCAGCCGAAGATGAGGCAGTAAACGGCAGGGCCGGAACGGCATTGATGGCATCCTGGATACTGCTGGCAATCGTCGCAACGTTATCGCCGTTGGTCACCGGTGCCTGCACGCGGGTACGTCCCACATAAACATTCACCGTGCCGCTTTCGGTTGCTTCCCCGGTCACCGTCAGCGTAACCGTTGCCGCCGCGCCTGTGGCTTCCGGAACGGCAATCACATACAGCTCACCAAACGGGTCGGTCTGGCGATAAGCCTCGACCATACGCGCCAGCTGACTTCCCGCACCACAAATCTGGCGTGCATAGTCTGCCGATGGCATCAGCACCAGACTGTTGGCAACAATCTCTGCACCGTTATTGGCATGACCAATCAGCAGCGATGCTCCGCTGTCCTGTGCAGTATTCGCCGCCGAGTTATCCATTTCCGCATAAAAAATCGGAACCAGCGTATTTGACGGAATGGTGTTAAAGCTCGTCATCGGTATTCACCTTTTCATTCACGCGCCGGATATCACCCGCTGCTTCACGGCGCAGCCAGTAGTTGTTCTCGTCAACATTTCGCCCTTCGGTGGGCAAAAGGTCACCGCGGGCAGGGTCAGGCACTGACCGCCCTTTAACAGGTTTCACAAACATGAAGATTCTCAGGAAGGAAGGGTTATTTCGGTGTGATGTTCGATATCGCCGTCAGGCCCGTTACCGGGATCGAGATAATCAACATCAATCGCCAGCGTTTGCAGTTCATCCAGACTGTTCAGATCATCCTGCTGGCGGGTATCGTCTTCAGTCAGCTCGCTGATGACCGAAAAATCGAACTGATAAATCAGCTCATGACGATTCAGATCCAGCAGCGTGCCGCCGTCATAGGTAATCGGGTTACCGCACGCCTCCGGGTTCCAGCCCAGCAGAGCCTTAAAGAGCATCTGCCGGACATCGTCCACCACATCATACGAGGCAAACTGACCGCGCTCATCACGCCCGTTACTCAGTATGACAACCACGGAGAAACCCTCTTTCAGCTCCTGCCAGTAGTCGGTCTGGCTTTTGTTTTCTCCCGGAGAATCATCACCCGGTACAACATATGCCGCAGGGAGTTTCAGCTTTCCGACCTCCGGCAGATTTTTGAACTGGGCCGCGCCTGCAACCCGGTATTCAAAATACGGACAGCGGGCACGCAGTGCAGCAATAACAGGCGTCAGTTTCATCTGTGTCGTCGCTCCGGCTTCAGTGATTTACGCAATTCCCGCGCCAGAAAATAGCGTGTCCAGCTGCGGTTCTTTTCAAGCGTTTCCACCATGAAGTTATTACGTGGAGCCAGTCGCCAGCCGCTGCCACCGGATGCACCACGATGATGGCTGCGACGACGCTTTGCCCCTCGCCTCACGCCATAGAACAAAAAAGCCGGATAAAAATCACCGGTGATACGGCGGTTTCCCTCTCCATTACGCTGGTTAGGGGCTATACGTGCCATAAAACCAGGGCGATGTTTACTGGCTCTGGGTACCATGTAACCAATCGAACGAGCCAGGCGTCCGGTCTGATAACCGGGGTTTTCACCCGGTGCCGACCGCGCACGGCGCATCACCAGCCGACGGGCATCACGCATATGACGCTGACCAATCGTGACAAACGCCCGCCGGACACGGGCGCGGTTAAAGCGCATCTCCGCGGGCTGCTGAAAATCAACGTGCAAAAAGGAAGTCGTCATTGTTGCCTCCGTGACTCTGCCTACATTCGCCCAGCTCCGTACACTCCAGCAGCAGAAAGCGCCGCGCCCCGTTCAGATCGCGCTGACGTTTCACCCGGTACACACTGTCACCGCAGACCACCTCATAATCAGCGGTGATCCCCCGGCGGTAACGAATGGTGATGTAATGGGTGATGGCGTCCCCGGTCTGCGCGGTTTCCTGCCAGGTGGTGGCACTGGTCTGGATAACCTTCGCCCATGTCCGGAACGTAACCGGGTATTGAGGCTCCACGCCAAAGTTATCCGCGGGCATATCCACCCGCAGGCGGATCAGGACGCGTTTATTCAGTTCACCGGGGTCCGGCAGAATGTAGGTTGCGCTGGTCTGCGCCTGACGAATTTTCAT